CGTATGATAACACAGCAACTTATCAAATGGAAATATCACATGATGATTTGTATAAGTATGTAGATGATTCTCCTTATAAAATTTATATGAGTTCGTATAAATCACATTTGGAATGTGTTATGGAAATTGAACATACATCATCATTATCAGCTACCGCAGTAAACAAAATAGTAGAAAGATTATATACTAATAACAATCCCACATTAGGTAAAAAAGAAGGATTAGAGGAATGGTGATTTAATAATAGTTTAAGATTACCAAGTTAAAAAATAAAAAAGGAAAGTAATGGAAGAATTGGATACTACAGAAAGTTTTATCGAGAATAGAGAAGAAGAATCAAACGCGATGATTGTTGATTATATCAAAGAGGTGTTGACTATTGAAGGACAGATTAAAGAGCTTAAAGATAACATCAAAGACAATAAGAAAGAAGCTAAAAGTAACGGGGTGCCCGTAGTAATTGCACACAAAGCAATTACTAAACTAAAAGCGATGAAAAAAATGTCTATGTTAGAGAAACAAGAACAAGAGGATGTTATTTCTGCACTAGAGAGTGATTCTGACATTGCGCTATTACTAGCTAATCTAAATACATAAATACACTTAAAAAGGGTTTATGATGACTTTTAAAGAAATGGCTAAAGAAATGTACGAGAACAAGGTTGATGTAGAAACACATCAACCTGATTATTATGAAGTGAATGAAATAAAAGGTGAAGACCCAATTGCTCTTATTAGAGGTCTTGGGTACAAAGTTCGTGATTTCTCATTTGAAAAAGGAGTGATATCACTAGATATAGCAGGCTCTTATGACGAGAAAAAAATCAACAAAGTACTAGATGGTATGGGTATTGATAAGATTTTGGTTAATTCTAAAGAAATCTAGTACTATAAATTAAGATTAAATTAAGGTTTGTTGTTTATATACGTGTGGTATACAAACGATAAGTTCCTAGGCTTTCGGTCTACAGCAAACAACTTATCACTATAAGTTGTTACAATCCTATGTTCAAAATTATACATAGGCTATACAATAGGGAGACTATCTATCTCCTTTAATTGTTAAATGGGCTGTTGTTAGCGACAAGGTTGTTTTAGAAACTTTACAAGAAGTGATTTTTGTTTTAAAAAGTTTTTAAACAATTTACAAATATTACCTAAAATAACTCTGTATATACCTACACTCCCAAATCTGTCTCATCCATTACTTTGAATATAAAACCCTTTTGTTTACAAAAAGCTTCCGCATACTTCCATTTTGACTGATTTACTTGATACGTGACCATTTCCTTAGCATAACGCTCTAACGCCTTATTAGACCCCCTTCTAGGCTTCTTAGGGGGGTATCGCTCTTTCTTAGGTTTAATCTCTATAACATACTTGACTATAATACCATCTACCAACACTTCTATATAAACATCAGGGTAATATCTATGTTGCCTATTGTCGGTTGGTTTAATATAAGGAATAGGAAACCCTTCTGATACCCATCTAACAACACTTGTGTTCATATCACACCATTGAAAAAACTTCTTCTCCCAAGATGACATATATCGTATACCTTTCCCTTTGGTATAACTCTGTTCACTAATAATATATTTCTTCGGGTTTACAGGTATATAATCCCCTTGGTGATATTTCTTCTTTTTCAAGACAAAACCTTTAATTTTTATTTTTCCTTCTTATAGAACAACTTATAAATATTTATAAAAAGGACAAACTTATGCCTACAAAAAAAATCCCATCATTCTCAACTTTTTTAATTGATACTGTGGATGAGAATTTCAAAGAGGATGACTACACAAAAGCTAAAAATTGGGTTGATACGTTAAACCTAGATATTCGTACACCAAAAGGGATGAAAAAAGAGCATGAATTATTAAAATATTTATCTAAACAAATAGAGTCTGTAGAGTTGTATTACAAAGGTGTACCTGATGAAGGATATACATACGAAATCAATAGAATTATGAATGATGATTTTAGCAAACAAGATATAGAAAAGATAAGTGTAAAGTTTGGTAAAAATGATGAACAACCATTAGAAATAAAGAAGAAGTACGCAACATACATAAAAAGTGATGCATCTAAATATGAAAAATTTATTATAGCAATAGATGAGTTAGAAACTTTACTTTCTAAACTAAAAGGGTTTCATAAGAAACCTTTAAAAAAATTAGTAATTAGATTTGTTAAGAAAACAGAACTAAGAGGTAAAGCACTATATAAAACATCTAAAGATGAGCTATGGTTAAACTTACAATCGCCTTTGAAATCTGATGGTTATGGTAGTCTTAAATATATCACCATACATGAGCTTGGTCATAGGTATCTTACAAAAGTAAAAAAACAGAAATGGAACTATGACTCATGGGATTGGGTGACAACTAAATACTCACAAGTTGATAGTTTAAGTGGGGAAGAAAAGTTCGCAGAACTATTTGCTATCACACATTGGTACAATGATTACAAAGAACATAAAGAAGTTATGGACAAATTCGTAAATACCATAGAGTAGTTTAAGTAAACTTTAAGGTTATATTATATAAAATAAAATATAAAGAGGGAATGAATGATTAGTTTTGTTGATTGGGTAAATGAGAAAAAAGAAAAATTTGGTGCATGGGAAAAAGGTCTAGTAAAACTCCATTTAAAAGGGGTCAATTCAGAACACTACCCTTTGTTAATAGATATGCTTAGAAAAGAGACACAAACAGAAGAGGTTAAATTTGCTATTGATTATTTGCTATTGAATATGCCGAATCTTGGTGCAAATGTTATAACAATGAAAGATATTAATAGGAAAGAACAAGAAGAAATTTCTACATTAGTTGGTAAATTAGAAAAGGGGAAATACAATGGGTAACTTTAAAGAGTTTTTCTATGAGAAGAAGAAGTAAGAGTCATTAAAAATAAGAGTATGAACAACTCGATTGTGTTCTATGATTCTATTGAAAGATACAAGAAAGGTACACCAAAAGAAGACGAAATAGAAAGATATGAGACTGATTATGGTTTGGATATAAGTAATTTAACAAAAGGGAAATTTTACCCAATTACAATTAAAAGTGGAAAAACAAAAACTACAAGAAACTATCAAAAAAGAGCTTGAAGAAGAACAAAGTGAATCAATCTCTCTACTTAAAAAAGAACTCGATGAAAAATCAATTCAAGTAAAAGAACTTAACAAAAGTAAGGTTGAAATTGTGAAACTAAAAAGAGAAAAGGATGAGATAGAATCAAAGGTTAAAGCTGATTCTGAACTTGCACTAAATCAAAGACTAAAAGAAGAAAAAGAAAAAATGCAAAAGTCTTTAGATGAAACAAACGAATTAAAGTTTCGACAAAAAGAAGAACAACTAAAACAACTTCAAGAGCAATTACAAATTGCTCAAAGAAAAGCTGAACAAGGAAGTATGCAACTTCAAGGAGAAGTCCAAGAACTAGCGATTGAAGAATACCTTACAGATAAATACCCATTTGATGTGATTGAAGAGATTAAAAAAGGGGCAAGAGGTGCTGACTGTGTTCAGGTAGTGCATACAAGAGAAGTGCAAAATTGTGGAAAAATCTATTATGAAAGTAAAAGAACAAAAGATTTTCAAAAAACTTGGATAGAAAAATTTAAAGCCGATATGAGAGATAAAGGTGTAGATTTAGGTGTACTTGTCACACAAGCTTTACCAACTGACTTAGACAGAATGGGTTTAGTTGATGGTGTATGGGTATGTACATTTGAAGAGTTCAAAGGTTTATCAACTGTTTTGAGAGATAGTATTATTAAAATCCACCATGCCAAGAAATCAGATGAAAATAAAGCTGATAAAATGAGTTTACTTTATGGGTATCTAACAAGCACCGAGTTTAGTATGCAGATAGAAGCTATTGTTGAAGGTTTTACTACCATGCAAACAGATTTGGATACAGAGAAAAGGTCTATGGCTCGTATATGGAAACAAAGAGAAAAACAGATTGATAAAGTTCTAGAAAATACTATTGGTATGTACGGTTCAATCAAAGGAATAGCTGGAAATGCTATTGGTAATGTTCAAGCACTAGAACTCCCATATAGTGATACAGAAGATGAAAATTAAATAGGAAATTATGAATGACAATAACACAGATAGAAAACGGCATTAAAAAACTACTAAAAAACTTTTCAAAAGATACTTTTGTATTTGATTTTCTTCTTACCTATGGTGAGCCTAAATCAACAATTACATTATTAAAAAAAGGTGATTTAAATCAGTTGGATTCAAAGGGAGAGGTGTTACTTAGAAAAAAAGTATTTTTTAAAGAAGCCTCCAATAATCTTCACAGTACAATTGATACTCTTAAAAATGATATTGGAGAATCTAAGCAGAAGCCTAGGTTTATAATTGTTACTGACTACGAAAGACTACTTGCATACGATACTAAAACTGCGGATACCTTAGATGTTAAATTTGAGGAACTAGTTAAACATTATGATTTCTTTTTACCATTAGCTGGAATGGAGAAGTCAACTCATATAGATGAAAATCCAGCAGATGTAAAAGCTTCAAATCAGTTAGCAAAACTTTATGATGAGATATTAAAAAATAATCCTACTCAAACACATGAAGAGGTACATGCACTCAATGTATTTTTGACTAGGCTTCTATTTTGTTATTTTGCGGAAGACTCAAATATCTTTGATGATAATGTATTCACAAACTCTATCTCAAACCATACACAAAAAGATGGAAGTGATGTAGATGGTTATCTTGAAAGATTATTTGATGTATTTAATACTGATGATAAAGATAGAGAAACTAATCTACCTGAGTATTTAAAAGCTTTTCCATATGTAAATTGTGGGCTATTTAGAGATAAACATCCATTGCCAAAATTTACTACAAAATCTAGAAATATTATGATTGATATTGGTGGTTTAGATTGGTCAGAAATAAATCCTGATATATTTGGTTCTATGATACAAACCGTTGTAACACCTGAACATCGTGGTGATATGGGCATGCACTATACATCTGTACCAAATATCATGAAAGTTATGCAACCACTATTTTTAGATGAATTATATGAAGAGTTTGAAAAAGTTAAAACTAATAAGAAAAAACTTCAAGAGTTAATCAATAGAATTTCAAACCTAAAAATATTTGATCCTGCCTGCGGAAGCGGAAATTTTATAATTATTGCATATAAAGAGCTTAGACGATTAGAGATGAAAATTTTATCAGCTATAGATAGTTTATCTTCTCAAAAGAGTTTTACATTTAGTGAGATAAAACTAACTCAATTTTATGGAATAGAGCTAGATGATTTCGCTCATGAAGTAGCGATACTTTCTCTTTGGTTGGCAGAACATCAGATGAACTTGGAATTTTACAAAGCATTTGGAAGAACTGCACCATCTTTACCACTTCAAGATGGTGGCAATATTATTCATGGTAATGCTACTCGGATTGATTGGGAAAGTGTTTGTCCTAAAGATGATGTGGATGAAATCTATATACTTGGTAATCCACCATATTTAGGTGGAAAATCACAATCAAAAGAACAAAAAGAAGATATGAAAATTGTATTTGAGGGTATTAAAAATTTTAAAGAATTAGATTATATAGCCTGTTGGTTTTTAAAGGCCTCTAAATATATTAATCATAATTCAAAGTTTTCATTTGTTACAACTAGTTCCATATCTCAAGGTGCTCAAGTTGAACAACTTTGGATACATATTTTTTCAAACAATCAAGAAATATTTTTTGCATATAAGCCTTTTCCTTGGTCAAATAATGCTAAAAATAAAGCAGGAGTATCATGCTCTATCATAGGGATACATCATACAAGCAATAAAAATAAATTTATATATGATAATTTGCTTCGTAAAGAAGTTAAAAATATTAATGGATATTTAACAAATGGTGCTAATAAGGTTATTACCAAAAGTTTAAAACCAATATCCATATTACCTTCTATAATTACGGGTAATAGCCCTTATGAAAATGGAAATCTCTCATTATCAACGGAAGAAAAAGACAAACTACTTCAAGAATATCCAGAAGCACAAATATTAATAAAAAAACTCTCAGGAGCGAATGAATTTATTAAAGGTTTAGAAAGATGGTGCTTATGGATTGAGGATAAAGACCTTGAACTAGCATTGTCAATTCCTAATATAAAAGAGAGAATTGATAATACTCGAACATTTAGAGAAAACGGTGGAGAAGTTGCTAGAGGAATAGCAAAAAGACCACATCAGTTTAGATACACTCATACAGCAAAAGATAGTCTAATTATTATTCCAATTGTATCCTCTGAACGAAGAAAATATATTCCTATTGGGTTTTTATCAAATGATACAGTAATTTTAAGTTCAGCTGCTGTTATATATGATTCTGAAGCATATATATTCGCAATAGTAAGCTCATATATGCATATGATATGGATGAGGATGACTGCTGGAAGGTTAGAAAACAGACTTAGATATTTATCTGCTTTATGCTACAACACTTTTCCATTTCCCAAAATAACGGATAATCAAAAAGAGCAAATAACAGAACTTGTATTTAATATTTTAGATGAAAGAGAACAGTATTCAGAAAAAACATTAGGACAACTGTATGATCCAGATAAAATGCCAGAAGATTTAAAAGAAGCTCATCATCAATTAGATTTAGCAATAGAAAAATGCTATAGAAATAAACCATTTGAAAATGATGAAGAAAGACTTGAATACCTTTTTAAACTTTATGAAGAGATGATTGCAGAGGAAAATAAATAATGCCAAATTTAGTAGAAGTAAATTACGAACAAACAGGAGAGAGTAAATCTACCAATGAGTTTGGTATGAGAGATATGCAGGAAAAAGCTTACGAGCAAAGAGATGCAAAATACTTACTCCTTAAAGCACCACCAGCTTCTGGTAAATCAAGAGCATTGATGTTTATAGCACTTGATAAACTTATCAATCAAGGTGTTAAAAAAGTGATTGTAGCTGTTCCTGAAAGGTCTATTGGTGGTTCATTTGGCACAACTGATTTAAAATCTTATGGGTTCTATTCAGATTGGGACATAAATGAGAAATATAATCTTTGTACAACATCAGATAGTAAAAGTAAGGTTCAAGCTTTTAAAGATTTCTTAGATAGTGATGAGAAAATTTTAATCTGTACACATGCAACACTTCGATTTGCATTTGAACAACTAAATGAGTCCAAGTTTAATAACACTCTACTGGCAATAGATGAATTTCATCATGTTTCAGCAGATGGAGAAAATAAGCTTGGAGAAGTTCTAAGAAACCTAATTGAAAAATCATCGGTACATATTGTAGCTATGACTGGTTCATACTTTAGAGGAGATAGTGTTCCTGTACTACTTCCTGAAGATGAAGCAAAGTTTACAAAAGTTACTTACAACTACTATGAGCAGTTAAATGGATATGAATATCTTAAATCACTTGGTATTGGGTATCACTTTTATCAAGGTAGATATACAACTGCATTAGATGAAATACTTGATACTGATAAAAAAACTATTTTACATATTCCTAATGTAAATTCTGGTGAGTCCACAAAAGATAAACATAGAGAAGTTGGAACTATCTTAGATATTATCGGTAGAGTTAAAGAGATTACTGAAGATGGAGTAATCATATTACAACGACATACAGATGGTAAGCTTTTAAAAGTTGCTGATTTAGTTAATGATGACCAAAAAGAGAGAGATAAAATCATTACATATCTGAGAAATATTACTAGTGTAGATGATATGGATTTAATCATCGCTCTTGGAATGGCTAAAGAGGGATTTGATTGGCCTTATTGCGAACATGCTTTAACTGTTGGATATAGAAGTTCTCTTACTGAAATCATACAGATTATTGGTCGTGCCACTAGGGATAGTGAAAATAAAACAACCGCACAATTTACAAACCTCATAGCTCAACCTGATGCCAATAATGATGAAGTGAAACTATCTGTAAATAACATGTTAAAAGCTATTACATCATCACTACTTATGGAGCAAGTTCTAGCACCTAGTTTTAAATTTAAACCACGATTTCCAGATGATAAAGAGCCACCTAAAAAAGGTGAGTTGAAAATCAGAGGTTATAAAAAGATAAAAAGTGAAAAAGTCAAAGAGATAATCGTACAAGACTTAAATGATTTAAAAGCTTCTATCTTACAAGACAAAGACATGATAGGTGCTATGCCTGGGGATATTGACCCATTGACTATTAAAGATGTTTTAATTCCTAAAATTGTCAAAGTTAAATACCCAGAGCTTAGCGATGATGAAGTAAAAGAGCTTAGTCAATATGCATTTGTAGATAGTGTAATAAGAAATGCTGTTTTTGAAACAAATGGAGATAAAAAGTTTATACGAATGGGCTATCCCCTTCCAACCCTAAGAGAACAGAAATTGCTAGTAGTTAAGAATGAGCCAAAAATTATTAAGAATATTTGAAGAAGAGATATCAGAACAAGCAAGAAAACAAGGCAGAGTACATAGTTTACCAGTGATGATGTATTTATCAGTAATAGCGATATTAATGGGGGCAAAAAATCCTATGGAGATAACATTGTGGATGCAAGCAAATTGTAAACGCAAAGAGATAAAAAGACTTTTAGGTGTAGAGTTTTTTAAAGCACCCAAAAAATCAAGAGTATATGATTTTTTCAATATTGTAGATAAAGAGGAGCTAGAAAGAGCTTTTCGCAAATGGATAGGTACTTTTATAGAGATCACCCCAAATGAAGTACTAGCAGTAGATGGTAAAGTGCTAAGAGGAAGTGCCAATAAAAATCAAAATGCAGTCTCCATTCTTTCTGCTGTACTAGCCGAATCGAACTTGATTATTGCCCATAAAGAGATAGAGAAGAAATCGAATGAGATACCAGCATTACAAACACTAATAGGAGAGCTTGATGAGAGTTTTAGTTATGGATTTGATGCACTCAACACCCAAAAAAACGTTACTCAAGATTGAGCAAGCAGATTCATTCTTTGTTGCAAAATTAAAAAAGAATCAAAAAGGACTTTTAGCATTCGCTAAAGAGATAGAAGCATGTTCATCGATAGACTCCTCTTTTTCTAGCGAAATTAAACAATCCAACGATACTGTACAAAGAGAGGTGTTTGTCTGTAGTAATTGCATCTATCTCTATGGTGGTATCTCTATTGCAAGTGTCATTCGTGTTGATAAGAGTGTTAATGATGGTGATATTCAAACACACTATTATATCTCTAATGAAACCAATGATGCTGAAACTTTTTTAAAAAAGATTCTTCAAGAGTGGTCTGTTGAGACAATGCATTTCTATAAAGATACAGCTCTTTTAGAAGATAAATGCAAAATTAACAAAGGTGCATTTAGTCTCTCTATTTTGAGAAGTTTTGTAATCAATATTTTACACCTCAATCAAGTTAGAAATATTGGTAGACAAATACGAAAAAATGCTTATGATCTTTCAGAAGCTCTTATGCTTTTTTCTATGGTCAAATTAGAATATGGCTTTTTAAATAATTATTAGGGTTGGAATGGGCTAGGGAAATTTCCTTTGACTGTTAGTTTTGATTCTAAACGTAGTGATAAAATAAAAATAGTAGACCTTAGTTTTGAAGATGGTAATATTGAAACTGATGATGATACCCATATGTTTTTCACGATAAAGGGGATTGCAAAAATTAAATGATATGACACCACAAGATTTTAATGGTATTTTAGATAAAACAAGCTAATTAAATTTATCAATTAAGTTTATTTTAAGAAACAATATTATATAAAGGATGTAGTGATGAGTTGAGAAATATCAATTTATAGCATCTATCACTACAACACAAAAAAAAGGAAAAAAATGTATATTAATTCAGATGTAGAAGAGAAGATTGTAATTTTTACAGGTGCTGGTATTAGTCAAGAGTCTGGTATTAGTACTTTTAGAGATGTAAATGGTACATGGGAAAATCACAAAATTGATGACGTGTGTAATGAGCGCACATATAAGAAAAATATAGACCTAGTTAATAGATTTTACAACGAGCGTAGAGCTGATATGCTTGGTAAAGAGCCAAATGAAGCACACAAAACCATTGCTAGAATACAAAAAAGATACGGCGATAAAGTATTGGTTGTTACACAAAACGTAGATAATCTTTTGGAGAAAGGCGGTTGTACCAACGTGTTACATGTACATGGTACTCTTACACAAATGACGTGTGAAAAATGTCATAACAATTACGACATAGAAGGTGATTTTACAATAGATACAGAATGTCCTAATTGTTTAGAAAAGGGTGATGCTAGACCTAATATTGTGTTTTTTGGTGGACAAGCTCCTATGTACAAATATATGCATAGAGCTTTTTCAAAACTAGAACACGAAAATAGCTCAATAGTAGTAAGTGGTACTTCTGGTGCGGTCGTGTCAATGGAATATATCTGCACTCGTCTATGTGTGTATAGTTGTTTGAACAACATGGAATCTTCTAAATATATCAATGATTATAAATTTGATGATGTAATGTATCAAAGTGCAAGTACAGCATGGTTAGAAATTGAACAGAAATTACATAAGTTATACGATTAAGCTTATATTTGGTATACTATAATAACAAATAAAAAGGATGTATTATGTCAATTGATGTTATAAGCTTTAAAGAGTACATAAACGAAATGCCTTTACATATAGATGATATATCTCGCAATGGGAATATGTTGTATATTTCTGACGAATTCAACAAAGGGATTAAAGACAAGAGATTATACAACATTGACAAAGATATATATTTGTATAGTAAAGATGTATTGGAACAAAACATATATGTATTTTATGTGGTTGATGGTGAACTCTACGCAGGTGCTCACTTAGTGGCTACAAATATTATGAATACCTCTTGTTATGAAGAGATATTGGTAGCAAGTAGTGGTAAAACCAAAGGTATTATGTATAAATTATATAGTACAATTTCAAAAATAAAAAACACATACATTATGAGTGATGCATTACAAACTTCCAATTCAAAGAAAAATTGGTTACGATGGTTAAACAAAAAAGAAAATATAAAAGATATATTCTTATACCATACTACAGAAAAAAAGAAAATAGAGTTTAAACAAAACGAAAACACATGGTGTAAAAGCACCAAATGTAAATTGAGAAGAATACTTGTCAAATTTAATTAAAAAAAAAGGATTTAGATATCAAAAAATTAATCGTATTGTTATTAATGATGAGTTCACTATATGCATCAAGCACAAAGGCTTTAGAAAAAGAGTTCAAGAATATGTCATTTAAACAAAAACAGTTGCTTGTTAAGGTATTTGTTATAGGAAAACACTTTGACTTAGAGAACACACTTACAGCCATTGCGTGGAAAGAGTCACAAGCAGGTCTTATACCCATTAATGTAGCTGACCCTAGTTGTGGCGTATTCCATAATATGCTATCTTCTGTGTCAAGAAGACATAATAACCAATATAACACATCATATAAACGCAATTGGTTATGTACTAAGTTAATAACAGACTTGGACTTTGCTAGTTCCGAAGCTATATCAGAGCTTCTATACTGGAAGAACTATCATAAAAACAATTGGAACAATATTTGGGGGAGCTATAATGCAGGATTTAATTATGATAGTACTGTTGGTAAAGCTTACTCTAAGGATATTTTAAATAGAATAAAGGTAATAAAGAAATACATCAAGGGAGTTTGAGTCCATTAGGAAAGTTTGATATATACAAGAGATTAGTGATATCTTATATGAAAGATACGGATGTTATATACAAAAGAGATAGATGTTTCTTATACAAATAAATACAACAAAACTATAAAAGCCAAATCATTAATATTAAAATATGATTTTTCATAAACAAATAAAGGAAACAGATGAAACAAATCGACCCACAAGATATGTATAGGATTGATGGTAACAAAGTACAAATGGTTTTTGACCACGTATTAATCAAGCCGAAGAAAGAAGAGACTACAGCAAGTGGTATTATCATGGTAGAAGAGGTTAGTGTAGAGAACAGAACGGACAAAGGCGAAATCATTGCTATTGGTGATGATGTTGTTAATTACAAAGTAGGTGATTTAGTTAGGTTTCCTATCCATGTAGGCATTGATTTTGACTTCTTAGATGGTTATTATATGATTGTGACGGAAGATAGTCTCCTAGGCGTTGAAGAAGCGTTTTGAGAAAGTTTAATAAAGCATTTATGGACACAGCCGAAGTGTGGGCTAAACTATCACATTCTCGAAGGAAAAAAGTAGGGTCTGTGCTTTCTAAAGATAATAGAATTTTAGCTTGTGGGTACAATGGCACTTCACCGGGATTTGATAATAATTGCGAAGACGAAATAGAAGTACCTGTTGATATTCATCAGAAACATTGTGATTGTTGTGATACCAAATACACAACATCGGAATACTTGGAAAACTCTAAGACCAAAAAGCAATTAGTAACAAAAGAAGAGGTATCTCATGCCGAAGCTAATCTAATTAGTTTTTGTGCTAAAAATGGAATACCGACCAATGGCTGTGATATGCACATTACATTGTCTCCTTGTGTTAACTGTGCCAAACTAATGTTAAATGCTGGTATTGTACGTGTGTTCTATAAAGAAGCGTATAGGCTAGACGATGGTATTGTCTTTTTAAAAAACCATGGTATAGAAGTTATAAATACATATAAAAAGGGAACTAAATGAAAACATTTAAAGAGCACGTTTACGGGGAAAATATAGTAGTCACTAGAACTGCCATGACCAAAGCAGAAGTAGAAGTTGGAGACTATGTTGGTAAATATGTTGCTACATTAGGTCAACTAAGTAAAGAAGATGTATTGATTCTTAAAATAGTTAAAATAAGCAAAGACTATGAGAAATTGTCTTTGTCACTATCATCTGATAATTTTAATGGCAAATATGATGGTTATGAGTATAGACTTACTAAAAAAGGCAAACCTGGGTTGTTTTTAGTTGGTGACAAAAAAGACGTAGATGCTTTGATTAAAGATAATCCTAACAAAACATTTATACTATAAACAAAAAAAAAGGAAAAAGATGGATATATGGGAAAAACTAACGAAATGGTCAACTGACCGTTCGTTAGATAAGATGGAATACAATAGAAATGGCTTTTGTACTAATATTGCAGAAGAAAGATATGAGCTTTTGTTAGGTGTTCAGGATGATGATGCAAATGAGATTGTAGATGCAATTTGTGATATTATAGTATTTTCAAATACAGAGCTTTCTAAGTTTGGTACAATGTACTCTAGTTGTGATATGGAAAATATTATTGGTGCAATGGAACACGAATATGGTGTTTGTATTGCATATGATTTATATCTTACTAGTGTAATAGGTAAACTAATAGATACAGATGATGAAGAAGAACAGATAGTATTATTGTTGGACATTATATCATTATCATTAGAAGCTCTTAGTTATATAGCACATCCTGCTTTGTGCTTAGAAGAATGTCACAAAGAGATTAACTCACGAACTGGTGCATGGTCGGATGAACATAAAAAATGGAAGAAATTTACTACAGAAGAAGCTAAATCTTTATGGTACAAAGCTGATTATACGAATTACTTAAAGGTTGATGATGAATAAAGAAAATAGATTAAGTTTTACCCCAAGCATAGGGAAAGTTATGTGTTTAGAGATTGAGCAGGACATGACGACAGAATCAGGTATCCACATGGTAAAACAAGGGAAATACTTAAGAGAGCCAAAAGTAGCAAGAGTTGTCAAGCTATCAGAAGGTTTAGCTACACCTCTTGAAATTGGTGATTTTGTGTTTTATGCTAAGAACTTATCACCACAAACCGTAAGTGAAAGAGATGGTGAAAATTACGTAGTTATTAACCACACAAAAGAACAAGATGAAATCATTGGATTTGTTAGAGAAAAAGACTTTAATGAGAGAAAAGGGGACTAACCCTTCTCTTATTTGACTTATTTTATAATAACTATCTATAATGGTGTTTTTATATAATAGAATATAATTATGTATAAATATTATTAAAAGGTATTTATATGGGAATCAAAGAATCATTCGAAGCCCTATTGGTATTAGAAGGGGTTTACTCAAACGACTCTGACGACTTAGGAGGAGAAACTGTATATGGTATCTCACGTAACAATTGGAGTGGCTGGAGTGGCTGGAAACTAATCGATACAATCAAAGAAACAAACCCTTATGATTATGTTAAAAAAATAGAAGAAGATGACACAGTTAAGATACATAGTCAAAAGTTCTATAAAGATAATTTTTGGGATAATATGCGTTTAGATGATATAGATGATAAATTCCCAAAAGTAAAAAACAAACTATTTGAAGCAAGTGTTAATCTCGGTAGCATAGTTATTGTTAAGATGCTACAAAGCTCCTTAAACCTACTAAATAAGAACGATGACCTAGTCGTTGATGGATTGATTGGTAATATGACTATCAGTTCTTTAAACGCCTTTAGAGGGTCTTGGGAAGATAGCATTATAGATTGTATTAGTGGTGAACAATACCTACGTTACAAATCTATAGTAGAGAACAATCCAAAAATGATTAAATACTTTAGAGGTTGGATTAAAAGAACAAGACACTAGATGTTATAAGGTATATTTAAGTTTAATTGTTGTACAATCAATTGGTTATAAACAATAACAATAAGGGAGAACATGATTAAACTTAAAATAGACCTAGGTTATAGTTCTAGTAAAATAGAATATGAAGACCGATTTATCAAGATACCAACAGCCGTTTCTTTTTATACAGACTTAGGTATCAATTATGGAGATGACAACTCGTACGAGTTTGAAGGTGACCGATACATGGTCGGTGAACAAGCCATTTCCGAAGATGCTTTCTCTACTACAGATTACAAATTTATCCACAAATTTATCCCACTTATTATATACCACATATTAAACAAACTAAATGTTGTAGAAGATGATATGACAATTGAGCTAAGGACTGGACTTGCTATTGTAGATTGGGGAAATAAAGACGAAATAGCTAAGAGAATTTCTAAGATTGTAGTGAACAACAGAACTATCAATGTAAAGTCTGTGTTTACACCACAGGGTGGAGGCGTATACAAAGATTGGTTAAGTAATAATCCTAAAGAAAACAAAATCTTTATTCTTGATATAGGATACAACACTATCAATGGTTTATACTTTGAAAATGGGAAAAATGTAAGAAACAAAACAAAATCTTATCCGGGTCATGGTGTATCCACTATTGTAAAACCTTTTACGAATTACCTAGAAGCCACATATAAGATGCCATTCTCGGAACAAGAAAGTATTAAAATCTTTTTAGAAAATGATTTTAAAATGAGTGGAATTAGACAGGACAAAGTATTAGATAAGATTCAAGAGTTAAAAAAACAATTTGTGACTAAGCTTTTTAAGAGTATTCTAGTAGAAGACAAAAAAACAATGTCTATGTCGGACAAAGTAGTTATTGCCGGTGGTGGTGCTTACCTATTAGATACGGAGAAATTCCCGCATAATATTGTATTTGCACAGAAGCCTTATGAGTTTGCAAACGTGAGAGGATTTTAATGGAAACAAAAACAGCAAAAGTAGAACTAGATGCTATTAGTATAGCTACCCTTGAAAAAGTACCTAGTTTACATAGACACGCGGTTATCAATATGGGTGTTCGTTTGATTGAGAAAACCCAATTTTTCAAAACCCTTTGTGGTATAGAAACCGAACAAATAGAAGAGGTACTAGATATCAATTTGGCTATTGGAGCGGTTAAACCAAAAGATAAACTTGATATACAAACAAAAATAGACAATCGCTATGACAAACCTATTGAAGTCGAAGAAGCATGGGAAGGTTTTTGACTAATGGATGACAAAGTATTTTTCTCCTAACCATATTGCAAGAGCTTGTAAGATAGCTTACCTAGAACACAATAGTGACATTGCATGATTAAAAGGTGTTGGAGAAAAAGACTTGCATAGAATTATAAAGTACAATGACGCGTATATTGTATTTAAAAACATATATATATATATATATATAAAGCCAAGTTAAAAAAGGAAATTAAGATAAATGAATAAAATTATATCAACTATTTTTAAAAATGTCCAAAGTATTGGTGTAGTAGGGTTACTGTTATGGAGTTTATTTTGTGTAATATTGTATAATTCAATAGGTTATTTAATGATGTCTATTGAGAATTACACGGGAATACCAAATGAACTTTATTGGTATGATTTAGTTATCATGTCTTCATCTATATTTATATTTGTATATGGGATTTATATATTAGAAAATAGATAACTAGATAATAACTATAAAAAGTGGTAAGTTGATTATATGTATCAACTTTATTTAGAAACGTCTTTATACTAATTTGTATAAGTTTACTAACGACTTTTGCAATTTCATGTTCGGAGAGACCGGACTATCTTATTTTATAAAGGAATATATATATATGGAAAAAGATTTAAGATTATTAATTATGATATCCGCTATATTAAGAGGGGAAGAATCTATTATATCAGACAATAAAAAAATAGATTGTATTGTTGAAATGGTGAAAAATAAGAGTTTTCATTTGTTTAATATATACAAAAGACCTGCGATGAAAGTGTTTGATAGTACTAGTGAAATGATTATTAGTGACAAAGCGGTTATATATTCATCCGTTGCTATTAATATAATTTCACTGTATCAAGAACACGTACAAAATAGAAAGTTTACATATATGAAATGGGACGATATTGTATCGGCACAAGACTTCTATGGTTATAAAGGCGCAGAACAACGTATCGCGGAAGAACACTTCGATAGAGTTTATAAAGGTTTAAGGAAGGTTTAAGTTTACAAACGGTAAACTATGATATATCACAAAGAGAAGGAAAATAATATGTTATTTAAAAAAAATGGAGTAGTTACTAAAGCTACAAAAACAACAATCGATGAGATGTTTGCTATTAAAGAAGAACAAAACAAGCTATCCGCTAGAATGAAAGTGTTATCCGATAGCCTTAAATTACAAATGGAAAGTGAAGGTGTCAAACGAGTTTCTGATGATTATGGTAATATCGGATATACTAATGCAACGATAAGAACAACAGTTAATGTTGCTAAATTAAAAGAGGAAAATCTAAGTCTTTACAAAAAACTTATTAGTACATCTAAAGTAAGCTCTAAGCTCACAATAAAACTTACGAAATAAAATGGATATGAAGAGACTAGAACTTATGATTCCTTTGGTAATTTAATAAGTGATAACGATTATACATACGAGTACAAAAAAGAGAATGGAAAGAATGGATTGATTTTGCTTAAAAATGGTAAAGAAATTTTGAGCATTCCAGAGTTTAATGTATAATTAATAAAGTTATTGTTATAGTTAAGAACTAACTTGAAGAGAAGGAAGATAGATGCACATCAAAACAATTGATTATTTTGGAGACACTTACAAGTTGTATAAATCGGAACATATAACAGAAGTACGTGACAATTCCAAAATACAAAGAGATTTCAATATTACAACAGAGCACTATATTGATATTTTCAAAAGTGCAATGTACAATGGGTTGACACAATTATAAGTTTTCATTCATTGTCATCTTCAACAACAGAGGAAACATTCAAATCATACTTGTGTGTGAATTTAACATACCATAACAAATTAACATTTATAAGCTTTTTGTCTTATTCAGGTGATGATATAGGGTGGTCGAGTAACCACAATAGGATATTTTTAAGAGGATATACTAAACCTTTATTAACAACCGAAGAAATCGGAGAAAAAGATAGGGAGAGAAATAGATTTAATGATGGTGATTTGTTATACGATAAACCAGATTTAAACAACATAAAACATTTTAGAAAACCTATAAAGAAAGTTATTAAGAAAAAAGGCATCACACAGAGAAAAACACTACAATATTACTTAGATATGGATGATTCAGAGTTTGAATAAATATAAAAAGGTATAAAATGCAAGAAAATAAAATAGATTTAGAAACATTTCAGTTAAAAGAGTCTGCTTTAGTGGACACTATGAAAAATAGTAACCACCATTATGATAAGGATAATATAAACCCTTATCACCAAGAAGGGGATGTGTGGACTCATACGGCTATGGTATATCATACGTTTTTGTTATATAGTAGAGATGAACCTTTAAAATATAATCATTTGGTAGGCGTGGCTTGTATATTACATGATATAGGAAAACCTAAATCAAGAAGCGTAGACCATGATAAGAAAATAGTTAGTTTTAGGAATCATGATAGTATTAGTGCGTTAATGGTTCCTAGTGTAATGCGCAAATTTGATTATACAGAAGAAGAAATTAGAAGAGTTGTTAAGCTTGTGTCCATGCATGGTAGATTCTTTGAAATGTTCAATAAAGATAAAGCAGAAGTAAACACAAAAAAGTTTATGTTAGAGTTCTCTAAAGAAAAAGATATTAATGAATTAAAAGATTTGGTCGCATTAGTACGTTGTGATACCATGGGTAGGGTATGTACGGACGACAAGTTCATATTCAATGATAAGTTCGATAAAGTCGCTGATGTGTTTATTAATGGTGCTGTTGATGGTGCTGTTGATGAAACAAATACCACAAAAGAAGTAGTATTAATGGTTGGTCTTCCTGCGAGTGACAAATCAACAATAATCAAAAACAAATACAAAGGGTATCATGTTATATCTAGAGACAAAACACTTGTAGAGGTAGCAGGCCTCCATGGTTTTGTACACGAAGAGTATAGTGAAATATTCCATTTTATCACCAATAATGATTTACAAAAAGAAGTAGATGAGCGTTTGAAACATGAACTCTTAGGAGTTGATAATTTCCAAAAAGTGGTGATTGTTATGAATCTTTTATCTACTAAATCAAGAAGAAGAAAACTTCAATATTTTGGTAAGGAATGGAAGAAAACTTGCCATATGGTACTACCTGGTATTGAAAAATGCTTGGCGAGAAACACAATAAGAAAAGGAAATATGTTATCTTCTAGTGTGATAACTGGCATGACTACCAATTTTAAATACCCTTTGTACAATGAAGGGTTCTCCGATATTATTTTTGACTTAAACTTAGATAAAGGTTCTTTTGGTACAATAGAGGAAAAGGAAGTTTTATGACGTTTGATGTTAAATGTACAAATAAAGAATGCGACAAAGTTGATAAAGTGTTTGAGGTAAATATCCCACATTCTAAGTTAGAAGAACAAATATGCCCTTCTTGTTTAGAGAAGGTGACTAGATGTTGGAACTCAATAGGTATCAAAACACACAATGATGGCTACAAAGCTTAACAATATAAATTAATTATTTAACGAAAGGTTACAATGAATACAGAATCACATAAAAATATAGTAGATTTGAGGGAACTTTCCCCGATTAATATAGACGAATATAGCAAAGCGAACCACTTAAGTGTAGAAGAGACCGATATTATTAAGTTTGTGTTAGAAAAAGATGACTGTTACTACCATAGTGCTTGTGAACAAATACAATCGTTGATAGAAGTCTTCAAATCAAACACAGGCGATAACACCCTTGAAAAAGGAATTAACCCTATACATTACAACAATAAGGAGATTCAACCTATACAATTTATTGTTAGTAACTCTCTAAATTTTAATGAAGGTAACATCGTGAAATATATAACAAGATACAAAGATAAAAATGGTGTAGGTGATTTGGAAAAAGTACAAGTATATATTGATTTTCTAGCACAAGAACGAGGCATTTTGTAGTGGGTGAAAGTCTTAGCTCATTTTTTGATGATGAAGCACCTAAACCTACAAAACAAGAAGTAGCAAAAGAAAAAGCTAAGGTCAATAAGAGAACCCCTTGGCAGATAATGACTACTTCTGTGAATAAGAAGTTTATACCTACAGATGATGAAATAAAAACTGTACCTAGCTTTATGTTCACCAAATGGTTGTCTAATGATGTGTTTGGTGCACTTGTTGCGAATGTTATCAATGTATACTCACATATACCTATAGGTTCACAATATCGCCTAGTTAGCGCACTTACAAAGGGAAAAGTGAAGTATATTCAGTACACTAAACCAGAAGTAACATTTAGTGAAGAGGATATTTCTCTAATACAGACACATTATAAGTGTAATCGTTTACAATCAATAGACTACCTAGAAATGTTGAAGACACATCAATTAGAGAAGATAAAGAAACATTATCAATACGGAGGTTCTACCAAATGAATACTATACATATTTCCCATTGGGATTTAGATGGTTTTGGTTGCCAAATGGTCATTGGTAATTACTTATATGATACATATAAAAATTTTTATCATAACAAAATTAATTGTGGTTATAGTAAAATTTATTTGAAATTACAAGAACTTGATGATATTCTATCTACTACAAATGTTGATGTCGTTTATATTACAGATTTGTTATTCGAAACTAACGACTTCAACAAATTGATAATGATTATAAACCATTACATTGATGTTGACTTTGTATTCATAGACCACCATGAATACCATGACGAAAGACTAGAAGGGTTACAATCACTCAAAGTTGCACGATGTTTAGTTTTACATAATGAGAAGATGTCGGCTACTAAAATATGTTTAAAATATGTGACTAAAAAATTATCATATAATGCACTTGAATCTACTCATACATTTGTAGATAGAATTGATGCTTACGATATACATCTTATAGATACACATCATTATAAAATGGGGTTTGTTTATAATTCTCTTTTTTGGGAATATGGTCTATATAAATTCAACCAAAAATACTTCTTTAATCATGAACTAGAACAAAATGATAGAAATGTGTATAAAAAGATAGTAAAAAATAAAAATGATTACTATAAAGATAAAGAAAAAAAAGCACATATAATGAAGTCCAAAAATAAAGAGATAGTTATTGGTTATGTTGATGATTTCATTTCGTTTTTCTCACAAGAATATGCAGACTATAGTATTCACATCATTATAACAAATCATCAAAAACTTTCATTCCGTGTAATGATGCATTACGATGATGAACAATGTAAAAGTATAAAACATACAATAATGCAAGAAGTTGAACCATTTTGTGATAGCAATGGTGGTCATTTAAGAGCATACGGTGCAAATTTAAAAGAAGGGGTGGATACTATGTCTTTAGTAGAGACAATAGTAGAGACAATAGGTGATTTAATTGACACTTACTAACGAAATATTAGAAACGAGTATACTACAAAGTATCATAACTAACGAAGACTATTTTGGTAATGTATTTGATGTACTAGATACTACACACTTTAGTACAGCAGAAAATGTATTAATATTTAAAGAAATTAAAGAACTTGTGGGTAAAACAGGCGAAAGACCTACGACAAAAGAAGTTGCTATGTCTATAAAAGGGAATAGAAAAATCCCCGAAAAGATTAAATCACAAGTTATATCAGGAGTTAAAAATCTTCACCTAGATTCTAAAATTAAAAATATTGATAACTTTATTGATATGACAGAAGGTTATATCAAAGATAAAGAAATTGAAATCGCTATACACAAAAGTCTTGATATTCTTGAAAGCAATGGAGATAGACTATCTATACAAAACCTTTTTGAAAAAGCACTCTCCATCACTATCGATAATGATGTAGGCACTAACTACAATAAAGATTTTGATGATAGAATGGAAAAATATAGAGCTAGGGCTATGGGTATTACTACAGGATTAGCAAGTGCTGATGCTATCTCCGGTGGCTTTATTGACAAAACCTTAAGTGTGTATTGCGGAAGTGCTCATTCCGGTAAATCGATTTTTAAAGAAACAAAATTAAATCTATATGTTAATATAGATTTAAGCAAAAAGATATTAGAATACATGGAGAAGAAAAACAACACGTAGAAAGGATGTTTTTATGATTCATGGGGAATTTTATAAGCATAAAAACGAAGAAGAAAAACAATATATAGAAAGTGTACCATACAGTAGAAAAACAACTTATATGAGAAATATGAGAAATCATAACATAGATTTTGATTTTGTCATGTTTAAAACATATATAGAGTGGAGGAGAATAAACCCATCAATGGATAAAACCGACGATTATTATCAAGCTCTATATGGTGACGATTGGAGAAAACAATGGGTATACCAAAAAAGAAAACAAGACAAAAAAGGGATTTATGATGGGTTTAGTGATGCGGAAATATTATATGTAAAAGAACAAAACTATCAAATATACAAATACATGAAGGATATGCGTAACCATGGTATAACTTTTAGTATTGACAAGCATAAGATTTATATAGAATGGCGAAATGACCATAGAGCAGATTCTAGTTCCTTAAAGTCCTATACTATCAAATACGGCGAAGAATTTGGAAAAGAATTACATAAGATAAAGATAAAAAAATGCACAATGGACAAAAAGTGGTATATAGAGAAATACGGCGAAGAATTAGGGGAAGAGAAATACCAAGAGCGGTCAAAGAATATTAGTGATTCTGCAAAATCATATAGAGTTATGCATGGCGAAGAGAAATACCAAGAACTTTTGTTGAAGAAATCTATGAGTAAAGATGGGTTTATTCGTAGGTATGGTAAAGATAAGGGGATTGAAAAATTTAACGATTTTTGTAGAAGAAACGCTTACACTAATACCATAGAATACTATATAGAAACTCATGGTGAAGAATTAGGGAAAAAGAAGCATTTAGAATGGAGAAGTGATTGTGGTATTCCCACAAGAGCTGAATACTTTATGGATGATGATACTGATTATGAGGAAGCTTGTTTAAAATTAGGTGAGAGACAAGCCACTTTTAGCTTAAAAAAATGCATAGAAACTCATGGTGACGTTAAAGGTATAGAGGTATTTGAAGATAGACAACAGAGATGGCAACAGACATTAGATGACAAACCACAAGAAGAAAAAGATAGAATAAACATGACAAAACGCCCCACATTATGATAGGGTTTATTACAAATGTACTAGAAGATACACAAGTCGAATGTCTGTTGTATTATGTAAAGTTTTATAACGATGATATGGTGTTTTGGAAAATAGGAGTAACAACAAGGTCTATACACAAACGGTTCGGTAGTGATGAGTATATAAAATATAATTATAACTTATCAAAAAACAATTTGTATTACACTAAGATGGATGCATATAATTGTTTCAAAATGGAACAAGAGATATTAAGGGCACATAAAGAAAATAGGGTTATTATAGACATTCCAAATTTCAAAAGCACAGAGTGTTTTAGCACGGACATATTTAAAGAACAAAAGGATTTTGATGAGTTCACAAATAGAGTATTATAATAAGGCGGAGGATTACGCACTAGCCGGTACAATGGTTGATATAATAAAAGAGAGGGGATTAGATTCATCATTAATCGATATGGTAGTAGATACACTTAGTACACGTATAGAGAAGAATACTATTTCTATAGAAGATTTGTTTGGTTTCTATGGTATAGAGAACAAGGACAAACTACAGATGTTCCCTATGGTTGACACATTAATGGTGGAGACCCCATATAACGGTTTACAGAAGATAACACATTTAATACAAAAACCAAAAAGCGACGTATATGAAGTGGTCACATCAAGTGGTAGAAAAGTACACGTTGCCGATAGACACATATTTGAAACACATGACAACCAAGGTGTTTTTTGTAATGAGTTAAAAGTTGGTGATTATATTAACACAAAAAGTGGTATGGAACAAGTAACAAAGTGTGAATATTACACAAACGATTATGTTTATGATATTAGCATTGCAGCCCCACATTGGTTTTATGATAGTGAAGGTTTTGTTCATCACAATTCAATTGCGTTAACACATACTGCATCCGTAGGAATTTCTAACAAAAAGAATGTGTTGTTTATCACATTGGAGATGCCAGAAGAAGATATTGAAAAGCGAATTGATGCTAATTTATTGGGGTTGACAACAGAAGAGTTAGAGACCATTGACATAGAGGACATTAGAACAAAGTTCGACAATATAAAAGGGGATTTGGGTGAGCTAAGAGTTAAAGAATATGGCTCTGGTGAATTCAACACAATAAAGATGAAAACGATACTTAATGACTTATATAATGAGGATAAATTTAGACCTGATATGATTGTCATAGATTATATCACTTTAATGTCCTCTAGTAGGGGTTCCTTACAAAGTATAGGCAATACCAATACATACTATAGATATGTATCGGAAGAGCTTCTAACGGCATCTAAGAAGCTTATAAACTCTAATGGTAAAGTAGGGGTTGCTATTGTATCAGCTGCACAACTCAATAGAAATGGTTACGGAAATGTAGATGCTGGTATGCAAGATATTAGTGAAGCTATTTCTATTATGCAAACGGCTAATAATAGTATTTTCTTAATCACCAATGAAGAGATGAAAAAGCAGGGTATTATGTTATGGAAATGGGTAAAAAATAGAAATAGGGGTAAACTAGAAACACTTACCGTCAATATAGATTACCCAAGGATGACATTTAGTGATTTTGACCAACAGAAATTATCAAGTGGTCAACAAGACAACTTAAAAAATGTAATTAATAACGATGATTTTAGTATGGAAAATGACATAGACACAAGCGCACTTAAGTTTTAAGCTATATATTATGTGATTTGTGGTAAACTTCACGACCAAAAACAAAAAAAGGAATATGATGATCACAAGTTGTAGTTATGAAAAAGATTATGAAACGGAACCTAGAAATGGGTATGGTTTAATTGGTGTACTAGACAAAGACGATGATATTATGTACATTATTGTCGAGGAAGAAACAGAACTACGATACACGGGTCTTTCTGTAATCAATAGACTACGTGAAGACCGTAACGCTTTTATAGGGAGTATTCATCAACTACAATCATACTTTATGATTAAGTCTTTTTTTGATGATAAGATTGTGTTTAGTGAATACCATGAGGATGTTACCAAAAATGTAGACAACAAAAATACTATTAAATTTGTAGACTTCCATAACTTTATCATGGAAAATACAGATATTATTAATATATACATTTATGACAATAAGAAAAACCTACTTATTGTAAAACCGGAAGGTTGTGATATGATAGAGCTTAACTACAAAAGCAAAAGTGATATCAAAAAATACTTTAAAGAAAATAGCATTAATGTTGATAGATACGGTCTTGTATGATACAATTTGAAAATATAGTGGATGGGAAGACACCGGTTATACGATACTATGATACAAAAAAAGGGGAAAGTTTTTATAGACCTATAACATACAAACCAAAGTTGTATGTGAAGTCACCAAACCCAAATGCTAAGTATAGATACATTCTTGACCAAAGCATCATGTTAGATGAGAAAACCTTTGATTCGGTAAAAGAGTCAAATGACTATAAAAAACAATTTGCTTCTATGGATAATAAACCATTTTACGGTGAGACCAAACCAAAGTACCAGTTTATTAGAGACCACTTCTATTTCAAAGAAGAGGGTTTCCACAATGACCTTAATATTTGGTACATAGATATTGAAACAGAAATCAAGGGTGCATTCGAGAGCCCTTATCTAGCTAGAAACCCTATAACTCTAATACAATATTATGACAACCACGAAAATATATATTATGTTTATAGCTTTAAAGAAGAGTATGAGAACAAAGACCTAGAAAAAGAATTAAATGCTGTAATATCACATATGTGTTTCAAGGATGAAGTTACAATGTTGTTACAATTTGCGGATGATATCAAAGAGAAGAATCCTGCGGCAATGGTTGCATGGAATGGTGAAAAGTACGATTATCCTTATCTTTATAATAGATATGAGCGTTTAAAGTTAGGGGCTAAGAGATTATCACCTATTGGTATGGTCAATAAAAAAGAACTAAGAGATTACTCTCCTAAAATGGTAGATGGTGAGGTCGTTAAAGAATACACATATAGATTTGAAGGGATTTATCTACTAGACTTAATGGTTATGTATAAGAAGTTTACATTTGTAACACAGACCTCTTATTCACTTAGCAACATTGCTAAAGTAGAACTAGGTGATGATAAAGTAAATTACGAGGAATTTGACAATTTACAAGAAGTGTACGATAAAGATTATAAGACATTTGTTGATTATGGCATTAAAGATGTAGAGTTGATAAAAGAGATAGATGCTAAACATTCACTTAGTTCACTTATGATTATGATTGCTTTTAAGATGGGGATTCCTATGGATGAAGCATTAGGTACTGTTACACCATGGGGTATATACGTAATCAATACGGCTTATTCTAAAGGGATGATTTGTCCTAATGATGGTGGAAATAAAGTTACGTTATCAAGCGAAGAGATGATGGAACAATTTATTAAACATGAACAAATGGATATTATACAAGGGGTTAAAGACCAAAAGAAGAAAAAAGATAAGTATGTTGAATTTTTCCAAGGTAATGTTAGTGAGAGTCAATATCAAAAAGTATTCACAAGGGGTGCATGGGTAGAGGTACCAGAAAAAGGGAAACACAAATATATAATTTCCGTAGACTGGGCATCACTTTACCCATTAATACTCATAATGAACAACCTTAGTGCCGAAAAGATTTTACACGATGATGAAATTAGAAGAGACCCTACTCTATCCGAAATCTGTGATTTTTTAAAAGGTCACCAAGACAGTGAAGGGATACAACTACAAAAAGATTTTAATAAAGATTCTTTGGTACAAGGGATAAAAGATGGTTTACGGAAGAATGTATACGATACATTTGATAAGATGGGGGAATACGAATCATATTTAAAAGAGAAAAACCTTTCTTGTAGTGTTAATGGTGTATTTACAAAAAATGATGAAATCGGGTTTATCCCGACAATGGTCAAGGATATTTTTTTAGAAAGAAAGACACACAAGAAAAAGATGATTGCTTATAATGTAAGGGGTGAGTTGATAAAAGGTTTTCTGACAAAAGATAATGTTAATACTGAATCTACGACTATAAAAAACCCATTAGAATATACCGAATCGGATATTTCTTCTATGAATACGGACGATTTAAAAACATTGTTTGATAAATGTGAATATTTGTCTAATAATGAAAATACAGAACAGATGACTAGAAAGATTTTAATTAATAGTTTATATGGTAGTCTAGGGAATCAGCACTTTGTTTTATATAATGTTGATGTGTCTAATGCAATTACCGCAGGTGGTAGATTCTACAATCAATTAGTATTATACAAAATAGATGATTTATTAAGAGCAAAATCAAAGATTGATAAACCTTATTTGGTGTACGGTGATACCGACTCCGGATATTTTTCACTAGAAAATATAGTAGAAAACCACAAAAAATTGGAAGGTAAAAGTGTACTAGATAAGATATCATTTTGTGATTCATTTTATGAAAAAATCATACAACCTAAGATACAAGAGTATCTCATGAGTGCTAGTGATAGATTGAACGTATTTGATAAAGATGCTATGTCTATGGATAGGGAAATTATTGCTGACTGTGGTATATTTGTAGCGAAAAAAAAATACATCACAAGGGTTTTTGATAATGAGGGTGTAGTATACGATATACCAAAAACAAAAATCATGGGTCTTGAAATCATTAGGTCAAGTACACCTGCATTTTCAAGAAAGTATTTAAAAGATGCTATACCTATGTTGTTGGATATGGAACAAAGTGACTTGACTACTTGGTTGGTAGATGTAAAAGACAAATTCTTTGAAGCTGATGTTGCGGACATAGGAAAAGTATCCGGTGTCTCTAATCTTTCATTTGATTTACACAAGAGCAAATCTATACCTATCGCATCAAGAGCATCTTTAGTACACAACTATTATATAACTAAAAACAAAAAGTTATCAAAGTTTAACCTTATAACAACAGAAGACAAAATAAAACTTGTGTATCTAAAACAACCAAACCCTTGTGGTAATCAAGATTGTGTAGGGTTTGTCAATCCTATGTTCATTGAAGAAGAAGGATTAAGTGAATACCTAGATAAAGAAATAATGTGGGAGAAATATTTCCTTAAACCTTTACAAATTATGATTGATAGCTTGGGCTGGACTACTGACACTATTCCTAGCATTGATATGGACGAATGGTAAAGAAATACCAATAGTTTAAGCTATATTTAAGGTTAAACTATGACAAACTTACGAAATAAAAAGGAAAAATAAAATGGATATGAATTACATAACAGAAGAAGTACTAACTAAATTAGGTGCTGATAAAGAATGCAAAGCATGGTGGATAAGAAATGAACTTGATGGATTTCCTGTTTTAAAATTAAAAGCTATTAAAGGAGATTGCCATGGATACATTGCATCGTTAAAAGAAATTTTCTATAACAATACTTATGATGACAATGGTAATTGTTTAACTTTTAAAGATTCTAAAGGTTATGAACAGACTTATACTTATGACGAAAACTGCAATTGGTTAACTTATAAAACATCTGATGGTTATAGTTTAACTTATACTTATGATGAAAAAGGCAATTTAAAAAGTGACAATGGAGATATATACGAGTACAAACAAAAAAGGCAAAGGTTTGATTTTGACAAAAAAATAACAAAACAATTTTAAATATTCCTAATTTTTGAATAATGGTTTAAGGTATAATTAAGAAAGTAATTGTTATAGTTAGGAACTAACTAGAAGAAGGAAGATAAGATGAAAGAAAATAAATTATATCAAATATATGTGTTTGATGATTATGGTAAAGAAAGAAAAGAGTGCCAAGTGTTCGCAAATAGTGTAGTACACGCAAAGAAAATAGCAAAAGGTATCCGTAGTTATAAAATATCAAATATAGTAGAAGTGAGGGGTGTATAATGGACTTAGTGGGTTTCCTACATCAAGATTAAAAGATATCAAAGGAGATTATAATGACTATATTTTGTGGCTGAAAGATAAGTTCTATTATAGTACATACGATACCTATGGAAATTGTTTAACTTATAAAAATTCTAAAGGTTATAGTTGTGATAAAACATATGATTCCTATGGTAATTGTTTAACTTCTAAAGATTTTGTTGGTAATGAATTTATTAGTACATATACGAGTACAATAAAGACAACGGATTAGTTTTGACTAAAAATGGTGAAGAGATTTTAAACATACCTAATTTTTGAATAATGGTTTAAGGTATAATTAAGAAAGTAATTGTTATACTTAGGAACTAACAAAGAAGAGAAGGATATAAAATGGATAAGAAACAACAAGCACTATTTGATGGTTTGAACACTCTATGTGATACAAACGAAGCGTTTTATTTTAGTGAGCAGAAATATCTTTTAAGGTACACAATTAGAAGTTTTTCTTATAGACTAGCATCATATAGTGAGTTTAGTATCCCTTTTGCGAAAGACTGTAGAGGTACATCATTTGTATTAGATGATGAAACTGGTAAATGGGAAGTGTTTACGAGAGCATACAAGAAGTTTTTTAATCTTTCGGAGGGAATACCAAAAGAAGATTATATGGCTCAATATCAACCATTAAGTTCTTATGAGAAACTAGATGGTTCTATTATATTTGTTGGAGTTATAGGAGATACATTAATTACAAAATCAAAAACTTCAATCAATTCAGAACAAGCTAGATTGGCACAGAGCCTATTGGATGGTAATAAACCTCTACAAAACTTCTGTAGAGGTATTATAGAAGATGGGCACACTCCTATATTTGAATTGATTGGTAGACAAAATGTGGTAGTACTTCGATACGATGTAGATGCCGATTTAGTATATCTAGGTAAAGCAGGTGAGCACGAAGTACCTGCTAGTGATTCGGATGGTTGTGAGCAACAAGGGATTGTATATGCTAAACGTGGGATGAGTTATTACATACACAGGAGACGTCTAAACCTACTATAGAAGGGTATGTTGTAAGAACCACAGCCAATGAGTTTATAAAGGTAAAGGTGAATTCATACGTGGATTTACATAGGTTAAAAGGTTCAATATCAAACAAAAAGAACCTTGCTAACCTTATATTAGACGATTGTTTAGATGATTTGCTAGGTGCATTTAGAGAAGACCAAGTATCTATAGATTATATTTTAAAAGAGCAAGTACGCATATCACACAAATATAACCACTTGGTCGATTCTGTCACAAAATGGCACATTCACAATAAAGATTTAGATAGAAAATCTTTTGCTATATTGACCAAGGACAAAATGGAGTTCTGCATGAGTTTATGTATGCATTTGTACAATGACAAACCTATCGATTACAAAGATTTCTTTATAAAAAACAGAATGTACAAATAGGAGTTAATTATGAAACACGACAAAAGACTAGTGTGTGAACACGATGGTATGAAATATAGAATTTTATTCACAAAGCACTTAGATACTAAGAGGTTTTATGAAAAAAACAGTCAGATGAAAGATAGAGTACCAGAAGGATTTGAAATGGTACATGTTGCTCTAGGGCTAAAATCAATCGTACCAAAATTGCACGACAAAAGAGAGTTAAAATTTGTGCTTAAATTTAACATAGACAATGGATGTGGTTATGTACACGTAATTATAAAAAAAGAATATCATCTCAAAGATGATATTATGTCTTTTGTTGTGGTTAGTGTATTAGCTCATAATTCTAACAAGTCATGTTTTAATCGTATACCAATCGAAAACAGATATTATACAGAGAACACATTAACACAAATTAAAAAAGATGCAAAGAAAATAGAAAACACACAATTTTTCAAAACTGAACGACATGATAGACATGAGAACACACCGTATACTCATAATAACAATACTCCTATAGTAGGACACAATGTAAAAAGAAAATCGACAGGTTCTATTAAGATAGTAAGAAAAGGGAAAGATAATGTTTAGAGAAGTTTTAATAAAGGATGGGATTTTACCTTATATGACATCAGAAGAGTTATTTAAAGAAAAGTCGTTCGCTGTCAATGATAATAGGTTAGATTGGTATAAAATTAGTGAGGACATAGAGATTGATATTGGTTCTATATCATTTATAGCTAACAATAAGGATAGATTGGATTTGGATATTATTATATCAAGAGCCTTTTCTTCTTCTATGTTCAACAAAGAGTTTTTTACCAAGATGGAAACTTTGTTTTTTGGTGGTAACTGGAAAAACCCAAAAAACACCTTTCCAATATGTCCTACGGTAAGTGTTGATTATTTTGACAAATATAAAATAGTAGCTATCGATGACCACACAGTTTCTTTTATTGACAACGTGATAGAAGACCCAATTTTCTACGATATGGTGACAAAATCTACATTGTATGATGACGAAATGAAAATGTCGCTTTTGATGATTGGTGTTGCTATTGACATGATTACCTATGATGTTATTGATGAATGGTTATCTGTGGAAAATAAAGATATTTTTGTAGCTAGAATGATAAACATCGCTTATGGGTTGTTAGACACAAACCCAAATATATACAAGGGTTTTATAATTAGGTACATAAACGAAGTGTCTTATTTGCCAATTATTAAAAACAACAAAGAAATTATATCAGCATATTGTGATAACAAGACTAGAACTAATATGTTATTTGATAGGGTCATTACTAGGGATGACATTTTTGACTATGACTATGATATGGACATTGTAAAGAAGGCTATATTTTATATGACTAATTTATTAGTTTAAGGTATAATTAAGAAAATAAAAGGAATAATTAAATGGATATGAATTATATTACAGAAGAGGTACTAACTAAGTTAGATGCTTGTGAAGATGGAAAAGCTTGGTGGTTAAGAAATGAATTAAGTGGGTTTCCTGTAGATAGACTAAAAGAGATTAAAGGCGATTATAAAGAATACATTATTTGGTTAAAAGATAAGTTCTATAATTGTACTTATGATTCTAATAACAATATGTTAAGTAGAACACATTATAATGACTATATAATTAAATATACTTATGATTCTAATAACAATATGTTAAGTGAAGTACGTCCCAATGGGAATGTGCTTAAAATGACGTATGATTCTAATAACAATATGTTAAGTGAAACATATCAAAATGGCGATAAAATAACATATACATATGATTCGAATAATAATATGTTGAGTAAAACACATCCTAATGGTGATGTGCTTAAAATGACGTATGATTCTAATAACAATATGTTAAGTGAAACATATCAAAATGGCGATAAAATAACATGGTCTTATGATTCTAATGGAAATATGTTAAGTGAAAAATACCCGCATAGTGATATTATTAAATATACATACGATACTAATAATAACAAGTTAAGTGAGGTACGACATAATATAATAACGAAATATACTTATGACTCTAATAATAACAAGTTAAGTGAAACATATTCTAATGGTGCTAAAACAACATGGGAGTATGATACAGACAATGGTGTAACATTAAAAGAAGATGGAAAGCAAATTTTACATATACCAAAATTCTAAAAGGATACAAAGGTACATAAAAAAAGGGAATAAAATGAACATGGATTACATTACAGAAGAGGTACTAACTAAGTTAGATGCTTGTGAAGATGGAAAAGCTTGGTGGTTAAGAAATGAATTAAGTGGTTACCCAGTATCGAGATTAAGAGAAATCAAAGGGGATTATGAGGGCTATATTACATGGTTAAAAGATAAATTCTATAATTGCACATACGATTCTAATGGAAATAAGATAAGTAAAACGTATTCTAATGGTGATGTATTTACATGGACTTATGATACAAATGGAAATGTACTAAGCGAAACACAACTCAATGGTAATGTACATAAATGGACTTATGATTCGAATAATAATATGTTAAGTGAGATATACCCTAGTGGTGGTACGTTTACATACACTTATGACTCTAATAGCAATATAGTAAGTAAAACATACCCTAGTGGTGATGTATTTACATATATATATGATTCTAATGGCAATATGTTGAGTAAAACATATCCTAGTGGTAGAGCGTATAAATGGGTACATGACGCTAACGGAAATATGCTGAGTAAAACACATCCTAATGGTGATGTATGCACACATACATATGATACAAACGGAAACATGTTAAGTGCGACACTTCCTAACGGCAGTGTTTATACATATACTTACGACTTAAATAATAATATGTTAAGCGAAACACTTCCTAATGGTGATGTATACGTATATACATATGATTCGAATAATAATATGTTGAGTAAAACACATCCTAATGGTGATGTATACACACATACATATGATACAAAAGGAAATATGTTAAGTGCAGTATATCCTTATATTAGTGCTCATAAATGGTCTTATAATACAGACAATGGTTTAACATTAAAAGAAGATGGAGAGCAAATTTTACATATACCAAAATTCTAAAATATTACAATACAAATAAAAGGAATAATTAAATGGATATGAATTATATAACAGAAGAAGTACTAACTAAATTAGATGCTTGC